GTGCTATAATAAACATGCCGAAAGGGAACAGGAAGAAAGGGAATGAAATGAACGAAGTAACAATTCCTAACGTGCTGTACAAAGAAGTGTTAGAATACCTCGCCGAAGAACTATGCAGCTCATGGCACCCCGAAAAGCCCGACGGCTGCCAGTTAGCGCTCAATCCCGACTACGAGCACGATAAAATGTTGGAGCACTGCGGCAAATATAGCGGTGGGGTCGACGTGCTCAACATCATAACAGGTGCTATGATTCACGACATCGAAGCCGACGCATGGGCAATTGCTAGGCGCTACGAAATGGAAAGGGAGGTCGGTTGATGCGCGAACAATGGTCAAGCGGCTATCAGGAAGTAATATACGCGCTTGCCCGCTGTCGTTTCGAGGCGCTCAACTCGGAGCTTGTAGAGCCCAGGCGCTACAAGCGCTACGCCGATCGGTATAGCACCATGCTTGAGACGGTTAAGACGCTAACAGGCAAGAGCTACCAGGAAATCGACCGCGACGTTATAGCGATTTACAACAAGCTGTTACAAAGGAATGGATAAAATGAGCAGGATTATCAAGCGCAAAATCAAGCGCACAACCGCCGAGGTGTACGACGAGAACGGCAATCGCCTTGGAACTATGGAAGTAGGCGGCCAGGTTTCCGCGCCGCGCATGGCCAACATCGTGCGCCGAGACAAGGGCAACCCGCTTTTAACAGTGCGCAATGTAGTCACGAGCGCGGACACGTACGTTATGGACGTAGACGAGTTCGTGGAGCATGCCGAGCGAATGGGCACGATCGAGACCGAACCTGAACCAGAAGCCGACGGCGAAGAAGCCGTTAGCGAATAGCAAGCCATAAGAAGAAAGGAAACTAAAATGGCTGACGAAATCATGATGATGGATTCCGAGCAGGGCATCGCGAAGAACGATGAGATGAGTTTTTCCGAGCGGATCATCCAGCGCGTTCGCGAAGAAGGCTTCTTCTCCACCTTCCCGACGGACAACCTCGAAGGGCAGAAGCTGCTCTACAAGGCAACGAACGCAAGCAAGCTGCTGCGGGATTTCATGGAAACGCCGCTCGCCATCACTGCGTTCGTCTTCTCGCCGACTACCGTTACAACTGAGGTTGGCGATGTGGAGCAGGTCATGGGAGTTTATCTCATCGATAGCGCAGGAACTGCGTACGTGTCTTCTTCGAACGGGGTTATCCGCTCTGCTATGAACATCATGAGCATGTTCGGAGACCCGCAAGGCTGGTCCGAGCCGCTTACGGTGGTGTGCCGTGAGACCAACACTGCGAAGGGCCGGCGTTACAAGTTCCTCGATGTACTGTAGTCTAGCGCTGGGCTAGTATATGGGGTTGGCGCGAGTCAACCCCTTTTTTATCGCCTGCGCAGGCGTTAGAATATGAAAACGTAACGCGGATATCAAAAGCAGCGCCCGCCTTGATGACAGGCGGGCGCAAGGAAGAAAGGGGCGAGCCATGGTGAAAAGGAAGCGTAGCAACTTGGACGAGGCAATCGGAAAAGCCTTGCATGGCACGCGCAACAAAGTATACCGCCTGAAAAAGAAAGGCGCAAGCGCGAGCGAGATCGCCGCTATCGACCCGCGAAAAAACGATTGGCAGTCAAGCCGCGGCGGCGCGCCTGGTTCGGCAACGTTGTACGAGCGTTACCGCAAGGGCGAGCTGAACGCGAGGGAAAAAGGCGAGTTTTTGCGTCAGCTAAAGGACTTCAACGAGCGCGAAAACAAGTACACTTCTACGGGCGGCGGGCGCTTTATCTCCTCGAAAGCTCAAGAGCGCTTCGGCGCGATGGTAGAGGGCGTGAACAAGACGCGAAAGAGGACGCTCGACAACATCGTAAAGGGAGGCAGTTATTATCAGTTCGGCGCGTCTGGTGTGGACGTGGCCGGTATGAGCGAGTGGGATTTCGAGCATTACGTGTCGCGCAACCTCTCACCGCTGAAGCGAACCGAGCCTTTTACCTCGTCGAAGCAGATCGCCCGCGCAATGCAAACGCTTCTGGGCGCGACGTCCTCGATGAGCAGAGCGCTTAAGAAGAGCGAGAGCTGGCGTCGTGCGGCGCGCAACATGCTTATAGACAATAACCAGCGCGAGCTTGCCGATGCGATCGAGCGCATGAGCGCTAAAGAATTTCTAGAAATGATAACCCTTACCGATTTCAACGTCCGCATGACCGACTTTCCTTATCAGGATTATTTTACTGTGCAGGGCCATTCGCGCGAGCGCGGGCTGGCAGCCGCGCAGGACGAGAGCAGCCGCTATATGATTGGCCTTGTCGAAAGGTTCTCGCAGAACAACGCCGCAAAAGATAAGAAGTAGACAATGCGCGAGTATTGCGCCGACTTCGAGACGAACACCTATATAGACGATTGCCACGTGTGGGCATGGGGAGCCGCCGACATATGCGAGAACCCCGAGGATACTTTCGAGTACGGTACAACTTTGGATGAGTTTATGGAACATGTGTTCGCACACCCTGGGCGGTACTGGTTCCACAATCTAAAGTTCGACGGCAGCTTTATAACCTCGTGGCTGCTTTCCCACGGCTACGAGCACACCGAGGACAGGCCGCGCGCTGGGCAGTTCTCTGCGCTCATCGACGATTTAGGCAAGTTTTACTCTATCGCCGTCGGTACCAAAGTGAATTTCGCGGACAGCTACAAAAAGATTACCATGCCAGTTCGCGCCGTCGCGAAAACCTACGGCCTGGAAATGTCAAAAGGCGAGATCGATTACAACCGTTACCGCCCCGTTGGTCACGTGCTCACGCCCGAGGAGCTGGACTATCTGCGCCGCGACGTGCTCATCATGGCGCAAGCTATGAACGTGCGGCTGCTCACGGGCACGAAACTAACCACCTCAAGCGACTGCTTGGAGATTTTCCGCGACCTCTACGGCAAGAAGCGCTACCGCGCGACGATGCCGATCATCAACGGCGTTATCGATGCGGGCATGCGGCGCGCGTACCGCGGCGGCTGGGTATACGTCAACCCGAAGCACAAGGGCGAGGACGTGGGGCGGGGCATTCGCCTCGATGTGAACTCTCTTTACCCTTGGGCTATGCGCTACAACCCGCTTCCCGTTGGCAACCCCTCTTATTTCGTCGGCAAGCCGAACCCCACGCCCGAGCGCCCGCTGTGGATTGCAGGAGTCACCATCACGGCAAAGCTCAAGCCCGGCAAGCTGCCTTGCATTCAGCTCAAAGGCTCTTCGATATTCGGCGAGCGCGAGTACACGGAGTCAGTACCCGAGCCGACGCCGCTTGTCGTGTGCAGCGTCGATTACGAGCTGTGGTGCGAGATGTACGACATCGAGGTTTGGAGCTGGGACGGGGGATGGAGCTTCGCGCAGCGCGAGGGCGTGTTCGACGATTATATAGACACCTATATGAAGCAGAAGCAAGACGCAAGAACGCCGGGCGAGCGCGCCGAGTCGAAGCTGATGTTAAACGGCCTATACGGAAAGCTCGCGCAGAAGATTTTGCAGCGCGGGCAAGTTCCCGCCTTGGATGACGAGGGCGTTCTTTGCTTTCTCGAAGGCAGGGAGTCAGAGCGCGAGCCTGTTTATCTTCCAATGGGCATATTCATCACGGCATACGCCCGAAGGAAGACGATCCTCACCGCCTGCGAGTTCGGCGACCGTTTCTGTTACGCTGACACGGACAGCATTCACGCGATCGGGGAGGAGATACCCGAAGACGTTGAGATACACCCGAAGAAGCTGGGGGCCTGGAAGCACGAGGCCACTTTCGAGCGCGCGCGTTTCGTCAGGGCGAAAACATACGTTGAGACGGTGGACGGTGTGGAGGAGTACACTTGCGCGGGCATGTCCCAATCGCTCAAGGACATAATGAGATGGGAGGACTTCAAATGCGGATTTCAAACGACTGCCTGTCCGTTTTATCATCCTGGGGGCTGTGGCGAGGACTGCGGAACGTGCTATAGTAACACGAGAAACTGGGGGCTTAAACCGAGACAGGTTCGCGGCGGCGTCGTGCTTTTGCCTTCTCCGTTTTCTATCAGATAGGAGGGCCATGCTAGAGATTGACGTAACGGCTTTAATCGTTCCTGCCGCGTCGGCGGTGTTGTCCGCAATGTGCGCGGCTGTGGGCGTGTATGTGGCGATAAGCAATCGATTGTCCGTCTTGGAGACCAAGATGGACGGGCTGTCAACAAAAGTTGAGAAGCACAACTCCGTCATCGAGCGCACGTACAAGCTCGAGACCGACGCGGCGACCGCCTGGAAGCGGCACGACGAACTGGCCGATCGCGTGGAAAGATTGGAAGATATGAGAATAGGAGGAACACAATGACTATCAATTGGAGAGTGAGAATCAAGAACAAGACGTTTTGGCTGGCACTGGTTCCCGCGATGCTGCTGCTGGTGCAGGTGTGCGCGGCTCCGTTCGGGTACGAGTGGGATTTCGGCGTTCTCAGCGCGCAGCTTGCCGCGATCGTGAACGCGCTGTTTGCCGTGCTCGCGATTCTGGGCATCGTCGCCGACCCGACCACGGAGGGCATGGGCGACAGCGAGCAGGCGCTTTCTTACGAGAAGCCGAAGGAGGTTTAGGATGCACATAGCAATCGCAGGCGGCCATTCCGCCATCGCGAGGGGAGCGTCGGGCTACCTCGACGAGTACGAGTGCGACCGCGCTTTCGTTGCGCAGCTTATCGAAGCTTTCGATGCGCAGGGCTGGTACGTCACCGACTGCTCAAACGAGGAGTCCGACGTTTCCGCAGAACTCCGCGAGGAGTGCCGAATCGCCAACGCGTCGGGAGCCGACCTCTTCATCGCCGTTCACTTCAATGCGGGCGGCGGGACGGGTACCGAGGTCTGGTACTATCCCTATTCGCTCGCCGAGACTTGCGCACGGGAAGTGAGCCGCGAGCTCGCTTCTGCGCTGGGCTTGCCGAACCGAGGAGCGAAGAGCACGGCGGGGCTATACGTCTTGAATCACACGGAAATGCCCGCCATTCTCATCGAGGTGTGCTTCGTGGACACCGAGCAGGACGCAGACGCCTGGCACGCGACGAGCTGGAACGCCCTCTGCGGCGCGGTAGTGCGCGGGCTTGGGGGAGATTACGTGAATAAGGAGGAAGACATGCTGACCGAGCATCAGGACAAGCTTTTAGCCACCATCTACGAGCAGGTAACGGGCACGTACGACCCGACGGGGCGCGGCGTGGAGATGAACGACCACGACCATATCAAGTGGATTGGCAAAAAGGTGGCCGATAACGCCGCCGCAATTCAAGCGGTCGATGCAAAGCTCGACAAGCTCATCGAGAAGCTGGGGCAGTTATAGCGCGAACTGCTAACAGGTTGTTAACAAATGTTGGAAAGCCCGAGCAGGTGTTCGGGCTTTCTTTATGCCGCTTTCACGACCATGCAGACCCGCGCGAGGAGCTCGTGAATCTCGTCCGACTCTGCGGGCGTCGGGTAGATTCCCGCCCGCGCGAGCAAGGCGAGCACTTCGGAGAACAGGCGATCGGCTTCGCGCTGGCGGTTAATCTCCCTTGTGCACGTCGCGCGTCGCGCTCGCTCGCCGTCGTCCCAATATATAGTTGTCTCGATTTCTGCGGCGCGGCGGCGCTTGTCGGTGTTCGCTGTTATCTCGACGTAATAAGGAATTGATGTACCGCCGTCATATGTTACGCGCATGTTGCCCCTTCTTTCCTTGTCGGTTCAGTCGTGTATAATACAGTATAGCCGAGATTCCGCGAACTGCCGCAAGTAGAGCACGGGGAGCCACTCGCTCGCGCGAGCCCGTACGTGTTCGGCCTACGGCAAGGCTTTTAGCGGTAGTCACGGTAGATCCGGCAACCTTTACAGTGCGCGGGGGAGCCGAGCAAGGCGTAACCCCGCGCACGCTTGTATAAGGGAGGTAAAACATGGATTTCGCAACACTGCTGGCAATGCTCGACGCCGACGAGCTGGATGTGGACGGCTTGCGCAACGGCTTGGGCGAGCTATCGAGGGTGAGCGAGGGCGCAAACGCGCGTATCACCGAACTTGAAGCGGCAAACGCCGAGCTGTCCGACAAGTACACGGAGACCGCCGCGAAGCTCTGGGAGATGACGCAGGCGGCGACCGCGCCCGCCGACGAGGGCGACGAGGGCGACGAGGGCGATGAGGGCGATGAGGAGCCCGAAAGCGATGAGGAGCTTTTCGGAGACCTTTTCGAGGAAAAGAAATAGGAGAGTGATTGCATATGCAGGGACAGCTCAACGCGTCCAATGTGGACATTTTGAACAGGATTCGCAAATCGGCGAGCTTGGAATATAAAGACCGCGTGCCCGTGGCGACGCAGGCGAACTTGGCACGCACGGCGCGGACTATTCGCGATTATCCCGTCGTTTGGAACGAGTTCATCGACATCCTCGTGAACCGTATCGGGCTCATGCTTTTCAACGCCTACCAGTTCAACAACCCCTTGGCACCCTTCAAATCGGGCATGAGCTGGGGTTCAATCGCGATGGAAGTCGGAAACAACCTCATCGAGGCAGAAAATTACGATCAAATGGATACGAACCCATGGACGGCGACGCCCGCCGATGTGGTCGCCAATTACTACGTTCGCAACCGTGCCGACGTGTACGGAGTGCAGACCAATGAAGAGCTTATTGCCGAAGCAGCCGAGAACGAGGGCCAGCTTTCGGGGCTTGTGAACATGATGTACAGCGCGCCGAACCAGTCCGCCGCTTGGGACGAGTACAAGATCATGCTCAACTCGCTTGCCGAGTACGAGAACGGTTCTGGTTTCTACAACATTCATGTTCCCGATCTCGCAACGTCCACTTCGAAGGAAGCCGACGGGAAGACCCTTGTTGAGCTCATCCGCTCTATGTACCTGCGGATGAACGGCTTCTATTCGCGGAAGTTCAACGCCGAGAAGTGCGACAGCATGGCCTCTAACATGATGCTGCTTATCGACAGCACGGTAGCATCTGCGGTTGACGTGAACGTGCTTTCCGCGGCGTTCAATCTTCCGTTCGCCGAGTTCGTGGGCCGACAGGTGGTTATCGACGAGTGGCCCGACGAGCTGAAGGGCACGCAGGCGATTCTCGCAGACGGCGAGTTCTTCCGCGTGTACGACATCCTGAACAAGTCGGCATCTATCTACAATCCGAAGACCGACGCAACGTACACCTATCTGCACGCTCGCGGCATCTACGCCACGTCGAAGCAGCGCAATGCGGTACGTTTCTCGACCGACGCGAACACCGAAGGAGCGGCAACCGTGGGCAGAACCGTCAAATCCGTCAGCGTCGCGACCGACCCCGCGGGCGGCGTTTCCAAGCTTGAGCCTGGTCTGGTGGTGCAGCTTGTGCCGACGGTCACCTACTCCGACAACGCCACCGACGCCAACGCCTATTTCATCGTCAGTGCGGGCACGGCAGCGCAGGCGGCGGCCGGCAAGCTTCCCGTTATCCTTCCCGACACGGGAACGTACGTCGACCGCTTCGGGGTGCTGCACGTGAGCGAGAACAGCGACTATAAGACGATCGTAGTTACCGCCGTCGCAACTCACGACCCGACCAAGAGCGCCAACATCACGCTTGGCACCGCATCCTAGCAGCGCGAGCAGGTTCAATCGGGGCGGGTTATCCCGCCCCTTTTTGATATGGAGGTGAAACAATGTCGTTTAGCCCGATCGAGTGGCCGACAGATTCGCGCGTGACCTTGTGCAAAGTGCCGTGGGATGCGGCCTATAAAGATGTGGTTTACTTCGGCACCGAACATGTGCGCGAAGCGTACTTCGATGCGCTGTGCGCAAGCGCGACGAGCGTTTGCCTTGAGAAAATGACCTACCTCAAGCCTCGCGAGCCTGTTACCGTGAGCGTCCCCTATTCGCGCGCGTACCGTTACAACTATCTGCGCGTGGTGAACCCCGAGCTTCCCGTGCCTGGGGAGACGACCCCGCCCGTGCTCTACTATTTCGTCACGTCGGTATCGTATGTCGCGCCGAACACGACCGCGCTCGAATTGCAGCTCGACGTGTGGACAACGTATATCTACGGGTGCAGCCTGGGGAGCGGTTTTCTCGAGCGCGGGCACCTGCCTAGGCGCGAGGAGTACGTCGCCGACGGCGGGGAAGTCTCGAGCGTGGAAGCCGCGAACCTTCGGCGGTGGTGTACAACCCCCGAGGGGCTCGACGTCGGCAACGAGTACATCGTTGTCAATCACGAGTGGAAGGACATCAGCAACCCGACGGGCGACGGGTGGCGTATCGTCATCACCTCGACGGTAGACCTCACGGCGGACTGGGGAACAAGCTCAAGCCCCAATCTGGAATGCGCGACGGGTCAGCGAACGGACGGCCTTATCAGCGGTTGCAACGTCTACACGATCGAGCGGGACAGGTTCCCCACGTTCATGGGGGCCATCAAAAGAGCACCCTGGGCGGCGAAGGGGATCGTGGATATATCGTGCTTCCCGTCGGGGCTTTTGGCCGAAGGGGATAGCGTGGATTTGAACGGCACGCCCGCGCACTACCTGGGAAGCACGCCCGATTCAACGCAGTGGTTCGAAACCGAGAACATATGGGTTCAGCTCGCGAACGGCATCCCGCCCGAGTATCGTTGGATGCACAAGTTTTTCTCCTACCCTTACTCCGTTATCGAGTGGACGAACTACTCGGGCTCGCCGCTTTTGCTCAAGCCCGAGCTGTGCGCGACGACAGACGGCAAGGTTTCCATGTTCGCAACGTCGTGCGCTGCCAGCCCCGGGATGCGCATTGCGGTTTGGCCTTCGCAGTACGGCGGCGCGCGGGGGTTCTCCGATTCCAATCAGGCCATCGTGTACGAGTATTCCGACATGAGCGGCACGGCGCAGGGTATTATCCGACCAGGAAACAACCTCGACAACGCCGTTTGGTTTCAGGGTTTCCCGAAGTTCAACATCGTGAACGACGAGGGGGCGCTGTCGATCGCGCAGCGCGTGAACACCTTGAGCGCTGCCTACGCAGGCGCGGGCTGGAGCCTTGCGAAAAGCAACGCGGCGAACCAGCTGGGGTTTTCGCAGACGATGCAATCGCTCGACACCGCGCGGAGGAACAAGGACATTCAAAACATTGCGGACGTTGCGAGCGGCGCACTGTCCGCAGTCGGCACCCTCGCAGGCGGAAACTTTCTCGCAGGTGGCAAGATGGCACCAGGTAACATAGTCGGAGCCGCATTAGGCGGGGCTAGTACGGCGATCGGGCTTGTCGCGAGCAACATGCAGTTCGCCAACACGCAGAACCTCGCCTCATCGCAGGCGACGCAAAATTACAACCTCGCGAACTGGGCGAACCAAGGGGACTACGAGCAGACCATCGCGCAGATAAACGCGAGTGTGCAGGATGCGTCGCTAACTCAACCCTCAATCGTGGGGCAGACGGGCGGCGACGGGTTCAACCTCGCAAACGGATATATGGGAATCGAGGTTCGATATAAGACCGTAGGCGAGCAGATGGCGCGGGTCATCGGCGATTACTGGGGAAAGTACGGCTACGCGGCGCACGAGATGGTACAGATGCGGCAGCGCCCGCTCAACGTTATGCGCTATTATACGTACTGGAAGTTCGCGGACATCTATATCGAGTCCGCCGAGTGCGCAGAAGCGGACAAGGACGCGATTCGAGGGATATTCGCGAAGGGGGTCACCGTATGGAGCGACCCCGCCAACATAGGCGGAATCATGCCTTACGAGAACACGCCGCGCTAGGAGGGCGGAAAATGGGCAACAAAGTAGCGAAATACTACGATGATACCGAGGTTCCCGAGCTGCTCGACATGGCGGCGGGGGCCTCGTATATGCGGCAGGTTCACGCAAGAGACGAGCGCTATGAGATGTGGCAGTATCGTTTCTGGATGCAGTACCTCGAGGGAATCGCGCTATCGCGCTTCGAATGGCACGACTTGCCCGCTGGCATCGACCCGCGAGCGGTGGAGTTCATCCTGTACCGCTTCGGCGTGGCCGGGCTGTTCATGGACAACGGCGGGTACCTGTTCGCGCAAGCGTCGTACGGCGACGGGATGAACATGTACTATAACCCTAACGAGGTAAACCTAACATCGCCCGCGGGCGGCTTGTGGCAGCGGCACGCGCAGGCCTACGCGGTTGCCGTGGAAGGCGAGGACGTTCCTCGCGTGTGCGCCCCCGACGTGGCTATCTGCTTCGATTCGCTTTTACACCGCCCGCTGTTCGCAATGCTCAAGAACTACGCAATACGTCTTGCCGAGATCGATAGGATCGTGCATGTGAACATGGGGGCGCAGCGCACGCCCTGGATCATCGCAAGCGGCGAGGGCCAGAAGAAGACCGCGGCTAGAATCGTGCGCAAGCTCGAGAACAACGACCAATATATCACCTACAACGCGGCGGGCTTCGACGTGGGGGCAGCGGTGCAGGTTCTCCAAACAGAAGCGCCTTATGTGGCGGGAGACCTATTGAGCGACCAGCAGCGCATTCTCAATCAAGCGCTATCCGTTATGGGCGTTGATAACGACCCGAACGCGCAGAAGCGCGAAAGAAAAGTATCGCTTGAGGTTTTGCAGAACAACGAGCAGGTTATGCTCGCGCGGCGCAATTTCCAGGGGGCGCGAGACCTGTTTTCCGACGCGTGCGAACGTGTGTTCGGTATCCGCCCGTATGCGACCTGGGCAGCGCGCCACGAGTACGAGGATTTGAACGACCTGGGCGGGGTGGGAGACCCTGCTGGGGACGCGAGCGAGGAGGGCGAAAGCAATGTTGATTACCGATGACGGGCCAACTCTGCGCGACTGCGTAGAGCTTTACGGCATGGATTGGGACGAGACCATGTCCGACTACCCCATTTTCGACGAGGCTAAACGGGAGTGGCTCAACACGAGGATCTACGAGCATTTCGCCTATAGGGAGATCGCGCAGGAAACCCCGTCCGACCATTTCCGACTGATTAGGCGCACCATGCACGAGATGATGCCCGCGCTCAATCCCATGTTCTCCGTGCTGGACGGTGAGATAGACATCTTGGCAGGGTACGCGAGCGCGGGCGAGCACGACAGCGAGGCGCGGCAGTTGTTTTCCGCAACGCCGCAAACGCAGCTGTCGGCCGCCGAGAACTACGCGACCAACTTAACGGACACCACGAGCAGCGAAAGCACGAAAACGTCTGGCCGAAGCATGCCCGCGGGCGACATGCTCACGAGCTGGGCGACCTCGGTTAATAACGCGCTTTACCTCGTGTATAATGGGCTTGAGCCTTATTATCTGCAGATTTTCGAATAGGAGGTGCATATATGACCGTTATCGAGAACACGAGCGATTTCGACTTCGCGTACAAAGGCTATCAGTACCCGCTTCCCCCAACGTGGAAGTACGCTGTTCGGCAACAGGACCAGATAAATTGGCTTCTGCAGGCGCTGCTCAAAGTCAACTACGAGGGAGTGAGCGCCGACTACCTCGCCGAGCAGATCGCGGGCGCGGTGCAGAGCGTGACGAACGGTTACGTCAACGCCGACGCCGCGCTAAAGCAATATCTCGGCTCGCTCATCGCAGCGCTCGAAGACGAGCTATCGAAGCTCGAATGCGGCGTTACCGCGCAGCGAAACCCCGTGACGGGTATGCGCGACTACGCCTATCAGGTTAGCAAGCAGATGTACGACATGCTTCGCACGTATGCTTTCACGTGGGACGAGCTCGCGAACACGGGCAAGACGTGGAACGAGCTCAAGGCCTCGGGGCATTCCTGGTTCGAGGTGGACATGTTCGGAAACGTCTTTTGGGGCGACGGGCAGCAGCGGGCGAAGTTCACGCCTGTCGACCACATCGACGTTAACACCCCTGGCTATACCGACTAAGGAGCTAATAAAATGGCAACATCTCATTACAACTTCCCAACTATCAACGGCACGGACACCATCGACGGTGTGAACGCTATCAACGGGCTTGCGAACTCGGTCGATGCCGCGCTGTTCGGAGTAGCGGGCAGCATTCCCGAAGCCTACACCTTGCCTATCGCGGGCACAACCTCGCTAGGAGGCGTGCGCGGATCTGGCGATGTCTCGGTAAACGCGGGCACTGGTGACATGACCATCAACACCGGCGCGGTGACCGCGGGCAAGCTTGCCACGGGAGCTGTTACGTCCGACAAGCTGCTAAACAGCGCCGTCAACACCGACAAGGTGCTGAACGGTGCCGTCACTACCGAGAAGCTTGCAAGCGACGTCGCCGCGCAAATCAACAACGGCAACAACTCGTGGACGCAGTGGAGCGCAGCGCCCGTTACCATCGGTAGCGCAATGGCAACAGGCTGCAGCGCTTACGCGTGGGGTAAAATCGTAACGGTCATTTGCGATAGCGTATCATTGCCAGGAAACGTGAAGACGCAAATCGGGACGCTTGGCACGCAATACGCGCCGGCTAAAACTGCAACAGGCACCGTACTAAGCCTTGGAACAGGGGCAAACCACGCTGGTTTTTTGCAAGTTGATACAGAGGGCAACGTGTATATAAACATGGTCTCGGGAAGCTCGTCAACCGAAAACGCAACAGGTGTTTTGACGTACCTCGTCGCGTAGGCGCTAAACAATCGGGCGGGCATGTTGCCCGCCCTTTTAATTTGGAGGTGAGACATGCCGACAAGGGACAACACGATCATGTACGCCATGTACGTTATCGGCGAGGTGGAAAGCAATTGGGACTGGACGGGCGTTTACCGCGCCGACCCCATCACGATCGGGATGATGCAGAACTACGGGCAGCGCGCCGAGATCTGCATTGAGCGATGCGCAGCCGAAGACCCCGAGGGGTATACGGCGTTCAAAGCGGCGGCCCCGAAACTGGCCGCGGCGGTTGAGCAGGATTACGGCTGGAATTGGTGGACAGGCTACTACGTAGACGACGCCGAAGCGGCAGCGTGGCAGACGTGGGCGCAGCGCGATAAGAACCACGTTGGGCAGCAAAAGCTCTGGATTGACGACGCAACGGGCTATATCGAGACGTTGACGGGGTGGGGACTCTCCGAGGACAGGCCGCAAACGCTCATATACGCAATGTCCATGTATCACCAGTCGCCGCGCGAGGCAGGCAACGTGATAGGGGCGTGCGGGGGTTCCGCCACGCTCGACACGATGCACGCGGCGTGTTTGAACAACGGAATTTTAGGGCGCTACAAAAACCGATACAACACCGTTTACGGGAGGCTGTCCGCTTGGGACGGCGAGAGCGCGCCTCCCGACTTCGGGCAGGTGCAGGACGTGGGAGCAGGCAGCGGCGGGCAGAACACGGGCAGCACGGGGCAGCCTTCGGCTGCTGTTACCCGAATACAGCTGGACAACGGCGTTATGACACTGTGGGGCTCAGGCATTTATGCAAGCGGTCTAACGTGCTACAAGTCAGCGCCGAACACCTGGTTGCCGAGCATCTCGAAGACAGGCGAGCCGAACCCCGGCACCAACACGGGCGGTGGCTCATCATCGGGAAACGCGGCCCTGAACGAGATGCGGCAATGGTTGCTAGACCATGTGGGCGCGTTCGCATACTCGCAGGGCGCGGGGCGCATGTCGCCCGAAGAGTCGGGCTATACGGACTGCTCTGCGCTCATGTGGTACGTGTATCACCTCGTAACGGGGGATAACATAGGTTCCTGGACGGGCGACCAGCAGAACTACGGGGAGATAATCGCCGAGGGCAGCGGGGACTTGCCGCAGGACGACATGCAGGTTATGGATCTGGTGTTCTTCAATTGGCGCGGATATAACCCATCGTTCGACCATGTAGAGGCCTATATAGGCGGAAACCAGCTTATAGGGCACGGAGGACCTGGCAAGGGGCCGACGGTCAAGCAGGACGCGAACGCCTACGCGCGAGGTGCTCACGATTGGCGTGTTCGGCGTTACGTGTGATATAGTGAGGGACATGAGCAGACAATTTTACAATCCATCGAAGGCAATCAGCTACGGCGCGCCCCTTACCGCCGTTATCTCGATGCGGTCATACGGCAAGACGTACGGGTTCACCAAAGCAGCGATAAAGGACTGGATGCGCGACAAATCGCAGTTCATATATGTGCGCCGCTACGATACCGAGCTGAAGACCAGCGCGCCGAAGATATTCGACGATATCGCGGATCACGATGAGTTTCCCGGATATGAGTTCAAAATGCAGGGTTACACGGGGCTTGTGCGCAAGAAAACGCCCGACGACTCCGCGAAGTGGGAGGAGATATGCTACTGTATACCGCTTTCGAAGCAGGCGAGCTATAAAGGCGTAGCGTTCCCGAGGGTGAAGAAGATAATCTTCGATGAGTATATACGAGTCCTCAAGACCCCGCCAGGCTACCTGCGCGACGACATGGGCGCTCTGTTCGACTTGTACAAGACCATTTCGCGCGATCGCGAGAACGTGCACATGTACCTGCTGGGCAACGCCTGCGACCTTACGAACCCGCTGTTTCTGTTCCTGGGTCGCGAGCTCAAGGGCGAACCGAAAGACGGGTTTAGTTGGTACCGAAATAAAACGGTGCTTGTGGAGTACGCCAAAAACCAGCAGTTCGCCGACGAGGAGCGCCAAACGGTAGTAGGACGTTTGGTCGATGGAACGCAGTACGCGGGCGTTATGATCGACGCGAAGTTCGCGAACGCGGGCGAGGAGTTCATAGCCGCGAAGCCTTCTCGTGCCCGCTACCTCTACGGGTTCGAATGGCAGGGAAAGCGGTTCGGGTGCTGGGTAGACGAGCGAAACGGATACTATTTCATCACGCGCAAGCTTCCTAAAGATGCCGAATCACCGAAGTACCATCTGTTCGCACTATCAGCCGAGGACATGCGCCCGAACATGTATATGATCAAGCGAGCGGACCCGTTTATCAAAACCTTGCAGCGGTTATACACCATTGGAGTTTGCTTCTTCGACAGCCCCGCCACGCGCGAACAGTGGCTCAAGATGACTGGGCTTATCGGGTATAGGTAAAGAAAAGGGGCGAGTTGTTCGCCCCTTCTTGTTATCTTGTTATCAGCGTTTTCCAACAATCGTCGCAAACAACGCTGTTCCCCGAAATCCAATGATTTAGCGATGGTTCTGGGCTTATAGCTACCTGAGCACCGCACACCGCGCAGGGTTGATAATCGGGCTCGCTGCTGCACGCGAGCACAGCCCCCACTACAAGCGCAACGGCGAGGGCGAGGGCGATCGGTTTAGTCATGGCTCGCGCTTTCCTGGTCGCCATAAATCTTATCGTAACGAGCAGACACGGCCCGTTCAACAGTGGCATAGCTTTCACCAAGCAGGTCACCCAGCATAATAACACCAGCGGTGCAATAATCACTGAAGCGCTCAACGGCGTGTGTATCGCCAACCGATTCATGATATAATTGCAGATTCCGCCACGCGGCGATCATGTTCACAGCTTCGGCCCGCTGCTCATCGGTTATTACCTTCTCGTTCATTTCATTCCCTTTCTTCCTGTTCCCTTTCGGCATGTTTATTATAGCAC